ATGTCTGAAATGGTTTTCTTCAACACCCGTCGCGAAGCACGCGCATATTGCCTGGCTGCTGGTAAAACTACCGCCGCTGTTGTTGATATGGGTACTTACAAATCTGTAGGCGCTCGCTGGGCTGCTGTGAAAGTCGTTGCGGTTGCGGTGACCAATCCAACCCCTGTTAAGACTCTGGTAATCGGTTCACGTCGCGCTGAAACTCTCAGTACTGGACGGTTCAACAACCGAGGCGTTCATGATGTGAAAGTTATGAAGAAACGTTCATTCTCTGGCTTGCGGGGCTAATCATGAAAGATTACGCACAAATGACCGACTTCGAACTGAACCTGATGCTGGCAAAGAAAATGCTGGACTGGGACGATATCGAACTGAAACCACGCAAAGAAGGTCAGACTGCTGTCGCCTGGGGAGATGGATACAACTGGTACGATTTTGACGCCTGTCATGATTGGTCCGTTGTTGGTCCCTTGATGGTTGAATATAAAATCAACCTGACAGTTAAGAACCGGTATTCGTCTAATCTCTCATGGGATGCAACTGAAGTAACAAGCGATATGGACCCGAAAACAGCAAACCATACCAACCCGCGCCGCGCTGTGATTATTGTTTTCTTGATGATGGAAGAAGCAAATGAAACTAACTAAAGACCAGGAATTACAGGTAGCTCTTCGCCCAGGTGATATGATCATCGCAACCGATGTTGCTTACTTCGAGTATAGTGAAGAGGTGAAAAAGCAGAAGATTTATTCCCAGCAGCCTGGCGACATCATCATGGTCAATAATCCATATGTGAGCCGTAGTAAAGAAACGGGAGAGATTTATCACATTGGTGATAGTGTCGCAGGAACAGGCATTAACGGAACATCACATACCGGTCGTAAGTCATTAGGTCTAGGGAGTTCGTTGCGGGTAGGTAAGTTCCGGCGTGCAACTCCCGATGATCCGGGATTCATGGGAACTCGCGAAGTTTTCGAACTTCATTACGAAGAGAAGATCAAGAAATTGACTCTCCAGAACAACTTTTACTTTGTGGTCGGGCTTACCTGTGCTACGATGGGTCTCTGGTTATTAGGAGCTATATTATGAAAGAGTATAATGATATGTCAGAACACCCTACCCAAACGTTTAGCTTTAAAGGTGAGTGCATCTGGCCCCACAAAATGCGCATCATCAACCAATACATTCTGAATCAGAAAGTTATTGTCGTTGATATCACTTCTTATCACAACATCCGTATCGACGGAGAAAATGTCTCTTGTATCGATTTGGATATCTCGGGACCACAAGAGAACATCGAAGCGCTGGCGCTGGAAATGAACGCCACTCGTCGCCCTATTTCGTCTTCATCCGGGTGCTATGAATATTCCATCGAGAAGGAAAAGCCATGAAACGTTCATTCGTAGAAGTGCATTATCTGAATGGTCCTCTGGGTAATCCGAGTAATGGTAATCCGGGCTGTCGATGGGCTGTCGTCTTCGGTTATGATGATATGTACGGCACAAACGGCGACCTCGATCAAAACTGCGATTGTGAAGGCTTTCCAGTCAAACCGACCCGTAAGCAGATCCGCAAACTGATGCAAGCAGCCCGCGCCTGGCGTAAGCACGCACAGGAAATGCGAGAACAGGAAGAAGTTATCATTGACGTGCTGGGATGGGACGTGCCATGAACAAGTATCAGGTGATTTGTCACGATGAAGAAATCCATGGTTGTTTCTGGAATCTTGCTCGTCGGTATGCGCAGCAACTGGATACCCTCAAAATTGAGATGGATGAAGTAGGGAATAATGTTGAGATCTATGTTCGCCTTACCTTCCTTGAGAACCAGTATAGCGAAACTTTCCGCAATGCGGCGGAGATGCTTAACACTGAGAATGGCTGGCTTTACGGCAACGGGGTTTGATATGGGAATAGGTTTTCTGTGCTTCTGTTTTGTTTACCTGGCGTACCGGTTCTTATCCGAGCGTCGGATCTGGAACAAAGGAATCTGTCGGGAAACCGGCAGTGAATGGGAGCACATTGCAACAGAAGGTGTTTCCGAGTTACATCGAACCAGTTGTGGGACTCGCGAGTACTGGTTTCACTTCCACTTCAGGAGATAACCATGAAAAATGAAATTAAAGAAAAGCTGAAAGAGATGGTTAATCTTCTTGCCGAAAAAGAACGCGAGTTTGCCTACCATCGCAACGGGTACGACGATGCAGGCCAGAAGTTGTGGAAAGAACGCGACAAGGCCCGAGAAGACGTAGCCAATTTTATCGAGGCGTTATAATGGACACCGTACTGACCGAGCGTGAGTTCTGTCGAAACTTAACGCGATTGCGGGATTTGATAAAATAGCACTTTTTGTTAAAACTACCGGACCTCGTTCCGGTATTATGCATTTCATCGGCAGCAGCCAAAACAACCAGAGGGTGAAAAGATGAAACTTGTACGCGAAACCATGGAAGCATATTCAGACAGCAAAGCTGTTCGCGGAACCTGGCTTTTCACCATCGAAGGCACCGAAGCAGAACGCGATCTGGTAGAGCGTGCAGCAGTTGCCCTGTCCAATGCTAAGGTTGAGTTCTACAACGAAGGAGCTATTGTCACCCGCTGGGGCGATTTGGGCGATGGTTGCCCAGACTACGAAGGCGACAAGTGCTTAAGCATGGGCTTCTGGGTTCCTTCTTTCAAAGTCGATGAATTTAAAGCCGCCTGGAAACAGGTTAAGAAATCAATCAAATAAGGAACATGAGGTGATCTATGCAACTTAATACTCTGTTTGTATTTTCCCGTGGTCAGGACGTGAACCCGGTATTCCTGGTTAAAGCACAAGGCCCGCTGGCTGGAACTATCATCAGTTCCGTTCGGTATAAGAACGGTGCTTATTACGTGCATATCTGCCATTCTTCAGAAGGACAGATCGAATCTTTCATCAAGAAAGTTTCTGATGTTGTCAGTGTAGAGAAACAGGAACCTATTCACGGTATTGATGTTTATTACGCATCAAACAAGGATCCCCGCTATGCAACTCAAGTCTAAACTGATGGACCCGAACTATCAAAGGCCGGTTCAGCCCCGGCCCAAAACAAACAGTTATCATATTGTCGGTTTTGGTTTCGACTCCAGCGACTTCGAAGCGATCAAAGATTGCAACCAATCGATCATTCATGTAAGCTCTGACCGCGAAGGCGTTTTATGGCTGGAACTTCAGTATCATCGGGAGTTCGAGAAGGCCAAATTGCTGGAAATTCTCGGGGCAAAACCAAACCCTATGTATCATGAAACCTATAACGTGGACTAACGATGAATCAAAAACAAAAACCGGTGATCCTTACCGACATTGATGGCGTGGCTGTTAAATGGGCCAGTGGGTTACCTTTCTTCATGGCAAAGCACAACATGCCTACCGAAGTTGCAATCATGAGCCTGATTGATGAGCAGTTCCGCAGCATGAAAGAGATTTTCGGCTGCAATGAATCTCTCGCAAAACTGATGATGGAAGAGTACAACAACAGCTCATACATCCGCTATCTGAGCGCGTACGACGATGCGCTGATCCACATCAACGAACTGAAGCGCGATTTTGACTTCGTAGCGATCACTGCTCTGGGTACTGAACCTGGCGCAAGCCTGAATCGTATTGCCAACCTGAACACGCTGTTCCCTGGTGCGTTTACCGAAGTTGCTGTAGTCAACCACGGCGAATCGAAAACAGACCTGTTCAAAGAGGTCAAAAAGCAATACGGGGATCGGCTCGTTTGCTTCATTGATGATCTTGCCGTCAACCTTGACCACTGTCATGCTGTTATGCCGGACCTGCAATTGTTCCATATGAAACGTGGACCCCGCGAAGACAGTAAATGTTCTTCCTCGACTGTGCGCGGATTCGGTGATATCATCGGCTGGTTGAACTTACACTGGAGAAACAAATGATCCTCGAAATCCTGAATCAGATTGCGGCTACAACCTCGATCACAGATAAGCGCGAAATCCTGAACCGGAACCGCGACAACATGCTTCTGCGTGAGATCTTCCGCATCACGTATACGAAGCAAATCATGTTTCACATTAAGAAGGTGCCTGAACCAAAAGACCTGCATCGGAGTATCGCAGATAAAGATCTTGAATGGGCAATCAACGAACTGATGGAAAAATTATCAACCCGTGCGTTGACCGGACACGCAGCCCGCGATCATCTGGTGTTGGTTATGTCTTCTGTGCAGCCTAACGACCGCGAAGTTGTGCGTCGTATCATCGGTCGCGATCTGGAGTGTGGAGCCGGTACAAGCCTCAGTAATAAGACATGGCCTAAACTCATCCCAGAACAACCTCAGTGCCTCGCTACGGCGTTCAGTCTCAAAGCGCTGGCTCGCATCCGCTATCCGGCTATCTCTCAACTGAAAGCCGATGGTGCGCGTTGTATGACGGATTTGCGTCAGGGATTCGAACCGCGTAAGGTAACGCGTGCAGGCAACGAATACACCGGCCTGACTGATCTGGATGATTCGTTGAGCAAACTGACGCTTATCCTGGGTAATGATTATGTTCTGGATGGTGAACTGGTGTATCGCCCTAAAGGTGGATTTACCAAACCAACTGCGCCAGCAGAACCAACATTCGAGGATTTTGGTCAGCGAGAAACTGATCTGTCCTGGTTGCTGGGTGACGACGAAGATGAAGACGACCTGATCGAGCAGCAGATCATGCAAGCAGAGATGGAAGCAAACGACGATGAACCGGAAATCATCAAAGCAGCGGTGATGGATGATGTTCTTACCGAAGAGCAGGAAGCAGCAGCAGACGCCCGACGCGAGATCGGCAACGGTATCGTGAACAAGTCTCTGCAAGGCACTATCAGCCCGGAAGAACAAGCCGGTATCGTCTATCAGGTCTGGGATTTAATCCCGTATGAGGTGTACTACGGGACGAAGGAAGAGCAGAAAGCGCAGGATCCGATGACTGAAGGTTATCAAAGACGCCTGGCAATGCTGCGTTCGGCTATCAACAACTGTCCGAATATCGAAATTGTACCGACCAAACTGGTTAATAGCTTCGAAGAAGCCAAAGCGGATTACAACCAGTATCGTCTCGATGGTATGGAAGGCTCGATTGTGAAGAACGTCGATTTCGTGTGGAAAGATTCGCGGGTTCCTGACCAGGTGAAGATCAAGAACAAAACGCCTATCGATCTGAAGATCGTCGGTATCTATGCACATAAGAAAGACCCCAACAAGGTTGGCGGGTTCGTGGTAGTGGATGCAAGCGGACACGCGCAGACAAACACCGGTTCTGGCCTGACGGATACCGACCAGAAGAAAGTATGGGATGATACCCTTCAGGCTGATGTGTGGGTTCCTCTGCCATGTACACTGGATGTGCGCGGTGACCTCGACCGTGAATACATCATGGCGAACAAAGAGAAGTATCTCGGGGCTATCCTCGAAATGGAGGTTGACGGGCTGCAACGCTCGAAGACCCGCAAGAAAGGCGAACCAGAGTTCAGCTTCTTCCTGCCTATCATCAAAAAGGTGCGCTGGGACAAAAGTGAACCAAACGATATCTATGATATCTTCGCAGACGTACTGAAGAAATAGCACTAATTGCTAAGGACAACAGCCCCGTTGACCGGTATATTACACACATACCGGCGCGGGGCTGAACAAACAGAGG